CGCGGCGGATGACCACGGCGCGGGGGGTGTTGTCGTCGCCCAGGTTGATGGGTTTGGAGATCCAGCGGCTGCCTACGGGCGCATTAACGCCGCCCGCAGTGCGCGGCGTGAAGGTCTGGCCGGTGATAACCGCGGCGTTGCTGTAGTTGCGCGTGAGGTTGGCCGTGAGCCGCAGCCGGTTAGCCGAGAGGATGGCCGCGACGCGTATCATCTCTACGTTGTTGCCCTCGACCAGCCAGTAGTCATGACCGACGCGGAATGGCGTGGTATCAGCGACATCGATCGAGTCATCGCCCATCACGCCGTTGATCACCTGGACGGGCGCGATGTTGCGCAGCCGGTAGCCATCGGCGAAGAGTTCGAAGGCGATGCGCCGGTTGCGGTAGAGCCAGTCGAGCTCGACGGCCCTTTGCACTGAGACCGGACTCGCCATGCCGGTCAGCGTACTTCCGATCAGGCCAAGGCTCGTCATGATGTCGGTGATGGTCGCGCCCAGGTTGGGGCGGCCCGCGCGCGCGCCGGCGATTTCGGTCTCGAGCGACGTGGTGCGCCCATCCAGGTTGGCGAAGTTCTCGTCGATCTCGGCGTAGCGGGTGTTCCAGAGGGACGGGACGGCTTCGGGTTCGTCGTTCGGGATCGGGGTGATGGGGCTGTGCGGAAGTGGCATGGTTGGCTCCTATTCAGAATCGCAGGGTCAGCTTGATCTCGATGCGCTCATCACTTTCTTTGTGCTTGGGCGCGAAGGTTTTCATGGCGATGAGATTGCCCGCGGTATCGACCAGCGCCGCCTCGGAGATGGCCGCGCCGACGAGTTCGGCTTCGTCGATATAGGCCGTGGCCTGCACCTCGGTGGGGCTGATCTGCACGATGGCCGCGCACGGCTTGCGCAGCCGCTCATGGAACAGCGCGGTACGACTGGCCGGGACGGGTTTGGGGTTCTCGGCCGCGTCGTGCCCACCGTCGCCGAAGGCCATTTGAGCCACAGCGGGCAGCGCTGCGCCGCCGGCCATGTGGGTGGCGATGCGGGCGCGGAAGGCGTCCAGCGTGACGGCTTCAGACATAGAGGCTCCTTATCTCGAATAGCGGGGCGCGGGGCTGGCCAAGATGCCATTGACCAGACAAGCGCAACCGCGCGGGCAGGGTGGATGTGAATCTCGCGTAGGTCAATGGACGGCCATTGAGACGGAATCGCCCGATGCGCAGCGCAGCGCCGATGCGCCATGAACCGTCCAGTCTGCGCCGGATGGCGTGCGGATCCGGCGGCAGCGTCTCGCGCCGCCATGCCCAGGCAGCGCAGGTCTTGCGCACCGCCTGCCAGACTTGCGCGCGGCGGGCAGCCAGCAGACGGCCCGCGACAGCACCGCGCCGCTCACCGACGCGGAAGGAGCCGAAGGCAGCGGGAAGACGCACCGGATCGCCATCGCGCCCAAGATGCCAGGCGCGATTGGGGCAGCCGTGCAGCTGCTCCCCCGGCCAGGCGTAGGGCACGCAGATGCGCTTGTCGAGCCGCAGACGGTGATCGGCGAGCGTGTGCTGTGCGGCATCGATCGCCAGCCACTCAAGCAGGATCGGGTGACGCGACACCGGTGCCCACTCGCGCACCACCTGGCGCAGCAGCGCCATGTCATAACCTGTCGCCATCGCCAGGTTGATGCGCACGAAGAAGCTCGCCCAGTGCTGCAGCTGCGGCACGGCGGCGAGGCGCTCGGTGGGGCGGATGGTGTGCGTGCCATCGAGACGCCACGAACCATCGACTAATAGCGGGTTGAATGCGGCATAGATGCGGCGCTGGTCGGCAGGCTCGACGATCTCGGCTTCCACGCCGATCTGCGCAAGCGCCCGGCGGATCGCCCACGGCGTGCCCTTCTTGCGGTGCAGTGCGATTGATTCGCGGATGAGAGCGCGGCGCTCGGCCTCTGTTTCGGCGAAGCGCCAGCCCTCAAGGCCCATGATATGGAACTGCCGCGCAAGCTCCGGCAGGAAGGCCGCTGGGACGGTCTCGATGAGATAAGTCAAGAGTCCAGCGAGCGGCAGCTGCTCGATACGCTGCGTTGCTTCGGAGAGCGGGCCAAAGCGCGCATCGAGCGCAATCACATCCGGAGCGAGCATATCAGCCATCGGCGTAGCCTCCGACGGTCACGGCCACGCTCACGGCATGCGCCCAGCCGTGCTCTGGGATGATCGTGTCCGCATTCGGTGCGACAAGATCGACCCGGTGCACACCCTCGACATGCAGCGCGGCGATGATCTGGGTGCGCACGATGTCGGCCCCCAGGCGGCGGCGCATGGCATCGAGATGCGCCGTGAGGCTTGCTTCGGCAGCGGCGCGCACGGCGGCCGCGTCGAAGCCCGCGCGTATCGTCAATGCTGCGCTGACCGTGAAGGGGTAGTCCGCCGGATCTTCAACGCTCACTTGATCACAGATGGGGCGCGCATCCTCGGCAGACGCGGCGGCGAGCACCAGCGCCTTGATTGCGGCGGAAGGCAGGCCAGTGTCGGTCAGCGGGTAGAGCACCACCTGCCCCGGCTCGGGCGAGCGCACGGCGCAATCGACGATGGAGGCATGCGCGCGCATCGCATGATGCCGGTAGGCCAGGCGCGGCCCCGCGACGCTGAAGGACTCGGGCGCTTCCAGGATGCGCGCGCGCAGCCGGTCGTCACTCTCGCCCGGCAGACGCGCCACGCCCACCAGCTCGCCCAGATAGTCGAGCATGGGCGCGCGGGCAAAGCGCACGAGATTCTGCCGCGCGACGTCGTTGATCGCGGCGCGAATGAGCGTTTCGCGGTAGGCGATGAGGTCGATCAACAGGCGCTCGATCTGCGCCGGGTAGAGCGTCTTGCCGGTGGCCGTCTCGTAGGCGGTGATGATCTCGCTGGTGACCGCCTGCGGATCGTCCGGGATGACTTTGAGCAGCTCGCTCATCGCGGCTTCACCTCTGCGCTGATCTCATCGCCGCCTTCGGCGAGCTTGAAATAGACCGTGACGCGGATGGCCGCATCATCATCGAGCGCGACAACCACGCGCGTGACCTTGACGCGCGGCTCCCAGCGGCGGATGGCCTCGACCGTCTCGCGCACGATGTGCGGGCGCGCGCGGTCAATCGGATAGTCGAGATACATCCACACCCGGCTGCCGAAGTCGGGCCGCAGCGGGTCGCTGCCCTGCGGGGTGCGGAGAATGATGGAAATCGCCTGGCGGATGTCGTCGATGCCTTCGACGAAGCCGTCGCGCCCAAGCGCGGGCTGCCAGTGGTGGGTGGAGGGGGTCATGGCGGAGATCATGGCCGGCTTCGCTGGGCGGGATAACTAACGCGCGTTGCAATCAATGGCTGTGGTGGTTGCTGTTGCCGCCGCCGTCCATGATGCTGCCCGAGGCGTCGATGTTGCCATCGACATGCACGTTGCCGGAGATGCTGGCCGCCGCAGCGCCGCCGCCAGAGACACTGATGCCGCCCTGCACCGTGAGCCGCCCCTGGATCAGCGCGTGACCGGTGCAGGTGGTGGAGGGCGTATCCAGCGTGACCGATGGGGCCTGCACTTGCACCGCCCCGTCGGCGATGATCGTTGCCGGCCCGCGCACCGAGACGAGCAGCCTGTGCGCCGCGCGGTCGTATTCGACCGTCGTGCCGTCGGCGAAAGTGGCGCGCGTGATGTCCTGCGTGCCGCCGGGAGATGGATCGCGCGCGGAGTAGAGCGCCCCCAGCACCACGCCTTCCTCGCCATGCGGGTCGAGCAGCAGCGCCACATGCTCGCCCACGTCGGGCAGATGCTCGAAGCGGTCACGGTGCGTGCGTGCGACCAGCACCGGCAGCCAGTAAGTTTCCAGGTCGTCCAGGTCGGGCAGGCGCACGCGCACGCGGTGCGTGGCCGCATCCACGGCGGTGACGAAGCCAAAGCGCAGCGTGGCGAGCGATTCGCGCAGGGTCTCGATCATGATGCCTGCTCCTTGATGCGCTTGAGCATGAGTGTGGTCGCGTAGCCGCTGCCCCGGCCGATCTCATGCCGCGCCTTGATGATCAGATAGCGTCCATCGAGCCGCGACCAGCCGGTCACATCCACCGCCGCGCCAGCGACCAGCAGCGGGTCA